GTTATGTGTATAACAAAAGTTGTTAAATTAATTAATTTAAATGATTTTAAATATGCGTGTGTAAAATTATGATCATTCTCGAAGAAGAAACTGGGATAATTTATAAGATATTGTTCCCGAATGGTAAGGTATACATTGGCCAGACGAAGAGAACTATCTATGCGAGAATGAGGGAGCATCGTCGTGATGACTCTGGCTGCGTGAAATTGAAGAATGCGCTTCAAAAATATCCTCCTGAAGAAGTGTACGCTTCGGTGCTCAAACGAGACATCCCCGTTAAATATCTCGATTGGTGGGAAAATTTTTACATTTTGGAATACGATTCTATCAAGACCGGATACAATATCAAGTTTAACGATTCGCCCGCTATTCCATTAGATGCCGAAGTTCCTGAGGTCACCGTTAAACACCATGAACCAAAGGTCAACATTTTTGCGCATTTTGCGTGTAAATCATACGTCCCACCTAAAAAGAAGATTGAGTGCCTGTTACCCAAGGAACATAAAAAGGAGGAAATACCCTGGTACATGAAGCATCTCACACACCATACCAACGCATGACATCGCTTGTTTCATGTTCAGGCTCTTTGTGATTTTTCACTGCGGATACCAGGGCGACGATCGCAACTACGAAGAAAAATATCAACAGACCAATCATTATTACGCCGAAATTGTTAATGAGACCAAGAGTCAGAAGTGTGATAAATCCCGCGATACCAATGAAGGACATAAGACATGCTAGTATAAATTGAGCTTTCATTTTTACATTACTGGTTGGGTGTCTTGTTAAATACATTGGTTTGACGATATCACGAAAAATAATTATAGTAAACATACCCCCCCACCGTGATATATACGAGACCCACAGATACCACAAGTGTCATTACGAAAATCAACAGACTGCGCGCAAATCCTCCTGGCGTGATCATGGTCAGTGGCATTCCGCAGTGCATCTTTAATTTAATTAGAATACAATAAGAAACGCCCTGCTTAATACATCAATGTGTCGATATGTTCGCAAAAAGCGCATAATTGTTATCGGTACGTATATAAATGCTTCGCGCGTTGGATCTTTTTAGTGGAATCGGAGGAATCACACATGGTCTGCGTGGCATAGTAACACCAATTGCATATGTTGAAAAAAATACAGACGCACGAGGGTTCTTGGAACAAAAGCATCCGGAGATTCCAGTGTTTGACGACGTGTGTACATTTGATGCAACCGAGTGGAAGGGAAAAGTAGACATAATCACTGGCGGTTGGCCATGCACGGGTTTCTCCGTGGCGGGGAAGGGTACTGGGTTTGATCACGAAGCATCGGGGTTGTTTACAGAAGTTGTAAGAATTGCGAAGGAGTGTGAACCCAAGTATTTATTCCTCGAGAATTCACACGTTCTATCCACACCAGAAAACATCCGAGTGGTTGTTGATGCATTCGACGAACTCGAGTACGATTGCAGATGGGTGACTTGCCAGGCGACGTGCGTCGGAGCTCTTCACCAGCGCAGGAGATGGTTTTGTTTGTTGAACAAGCGATGTGTCGATACGAAGATTTGTATTCCCGACGTCAACAAGTTCGATTGGACGGTGAACGAGCCAGACAGACAAGTAGAAAAGTATTCGGTAGAAAACAGAAATTTACTCGGTTTCCTTGGCAATGCGGTCGTTCCTGACCAAGTTAGGTATGCGTTTTCTACGCTTGTAAATTTGTCTACTTTAAAAACAAAAACCAACGAAAAAAACGGGTTCTCCGTCAATTGCAAGATTACAACGTTTAAATTGAAACACCAGAAAACTCCTCCTATGAACATCGTCATTTCACCGAGAAATAACGAAGAATCGTTCGCGGTGAGATGCGATATTACAAAAGTAGTAAAGGAAAATATAATCGCCAAATATTGGGCGACTCCAACGTATATGATGAGGCACTCTAAGTCACCGCGGACATTGACAGAACGTTCCGCCAAAATGTTATCAGCGATGGTTGCTTTTACCGAAGGGGGTAAGATGGGGTGGTATGTGAATTCTGAGTGGGTTCGCTGGCTGATGGGTTTTCCAGATGATTATTTTAAGTCAACCGATTATTGACGGCGAAATTATCCTTTTTCTTAGACCACGATAACCTCGGCCATTTCATATTCCAGAGTATTCTTAATATGAAGAGTGTCAAAATGATCAACGCAATTTTGATATAAGTGTTCATTACATGGTACTAATGTTATTTTTATAGATATGATTTCCTCGTATCGACAAACTGACTTTTCGACCATGTACTTACAGATACAACGAACCGAATTTGACAACTCCGCGGTTCAGCTTTTCATGGATATTTTGTAGTTTCTCATTAGGTCCACTGGCAGTGATGAGCTCGGCGATGGCATTGCGACTTTGAGTTATAACGCCAATAAGATTTCCCTCGAACAAATTTCCTGCCTTGCAAATGTCCTCGATCGTCTCGCCGGCAAACCATTTCTTAACTCCAGCTACGAGATCATAATCCAGCGAAAAGGGGCAGTAGTCCGCGAAGGGAATTTTGAACGATTTCCCCGACGACGAGTTATCCCGCGCCGCCGAAAATGATGACACGGCAGCCACGATGTCTTCGTCTGCGATGTCCCCGGCCAAAAGCTTGGCACCAAGAGCAGGACAAATTGAACCGATCTTCGCAGCAATCTCTCCGAGAGGAGTAAGCACCGTCGCGTTGCAAAGGTTCTCGTTTTCTAGCCACTTCTTGTATTCTTGATAGTCGTCCAACAAACCGGCATTGATGTTCGATGATTGAATGTATTCCATAATGTCATCGTGGTTTTCCGGTCTCATCACGGGACCAATATTCTTTAATTTAGATAGAATCAATGCACTGTCGAAATCCTTGATCTTCATGTTTAGTTTCATGTCGATTTCCACGACTCCAGAAGACGCGATGCTACCATCTCCGAGTACGACCTTGTATGCGCCATTCGTCGCAACTTCCTTGATTACGCCAATATTGCCATCAATCATGAAGCATTTCATACTCACCTTGACAAATTTCCAAATATCAACTCGCGACAAGAGCTTCTTCCACAAAACACGCTTCGTTTCGAAGAGACGACTCTGTGCGAGTTCCGTGTCGGTTGGTTTGAAGACCACGAACGAGTCAAATGTGCCTTTGATAACATCCTCGACGTCGATGTTTCTCTGCATGCAGCGCAGCACGAACCCTGCAGACATTTTGAGCGAAGACCGCAGTGCCTCTGGCTTGCCAACAACGAGTTTTGCCATCATATTCTTAGGCACAGTTGGATCGTACAATACAAACACCGAACCCTCGGTATCAAAGCCACGGCGACCCGCCCGTCCAGCCATCTGAACAAACTCAGACTCCTTGAACATTCTGTGATCAGAACCGTCGAATTTGTACAGACTTTCGAATACCACCGACCGCGCGGGACCATTGACTCCGACCGCGAATGTTTCGGTAGAAATGAGAATGGGTAGCATTCCTTTGCAGAACAACATCTCGATGATCTCCTTCACATAAGGAGGCATCCCGGCGTGATGCACGGCGATACCCTCCGCGGCATATCCCATGTATTTTTGATGGAATGTATACTCCTCGGGGATTTTATACTTCCTGAGTAGGTCTTCGAAGTTCTTCTTGATGTTCTTCGATTCGTATACGGACACGATGTCACCTTCCTTGGAAAGACGATTCGCCAATGCCTCGATCCTAATCTTGTTGCACGAGAAAAAGATGCTCGGCGTCATCTGATTGTTCTGCAGAAGTTTCACGAGTTTCTTGTCGATCGTGGTGGGAGCATCATTTTTAATCTTGTCGAACTCGGCAATGTCCTTTATTTCGTTATTATTGATGACGTGGAAGCTCAGAGGGACCGGACGTTTTGCGGTGAAAATGACGTCGACCTGGTGGTTCTTCAGACCGCCAAACCAGTTTGCGAATTCTTTAGCGTTCGGGACGGTTGCCGATAGAAACACCGCTCTCATCGTATCAGGGGCAAGGATCAAAGTCTCTTCCCACACTGAGCCGCGTGAAGGGTCGTTGATGTAGTGAATTTCGTCGAAGACCACCCACTTCACATCATTCAAACGACCGTCGCGAGCGAATACGAGTGCACGAAGAATTTCCGTAGTCATCACGAGCAGGTCCGCGTTTTCATTCACCACAACGTCCCCGGTAATAATCCCGACGTTTTCTTCGCCAAACTTCTTTTTGAAATCTTGGTATTTTTGATTACTTATACTCTTTAGAGGGGCGGTGTATATCATCTTGGTTCCCTCTTCGCGAGAGAGATACCAAGCGTATTCTGCGAAAATCGTCTTACCAGAACCCGTGGGCATTGCGGCGAAGACCGAATTATTATTCGTCATACTTTCGATTCCTTGCTTCTGGAGGACATCCAGAGGGTGTGTGAGGGTTGATTCGAAACTCATTGTATATATTTATTTACAATTACAACATGAAATCACGTATTTATAGAACATTGTGACGATATGTATATCATTTGACCAAGGGTCTTACACCTGAGGGGTGTACGACCAACCAAAACTATACGCTGTTTTACTTTTTCCATTAGCGCATGTGCTTATATTCGCCGACCCATCTTTTTTTCCCAGATATCGCGATGCTTCTGCACACGACCCAAACGAGCCAATTAAAATTCCGTCCAGATCATACTGATACACTTTCTTGGAACCTGGATTCTTCTCACCCGTTTTCCCATACATATGGTTCTTCTCCCCTTGTTGTGCGCCGCTGATTTTTCTTTTAGTTTCGTCGCTCAATGGTTTTCCATAATTAGGATGATTTTCACCTCTTTTTGCGTCGCTCATTTTTCGTTTCGATTCTTCGCTCATTAATTTTCCATACATATGATTCTTCTCACCTTGGTGTGCGTTGCTCATCTTTTTCTTCGTTCCTTCTTTATGTGTTTTCCCATACAGATAATGCTTCTCCCCTTGTTGTGCTTCACTCATCTTTCGTCTAGTTTCATCGCTCATTTTTCCACGATTACCACCTCCTTCTCGTAGATTGTATCCACCAGGTGCCAACGTCTCCATCTCTCTCACCAGAAGTTCTTCGTCAAAATTAAGATCCTCATCGGGACATTCATACCAATCTTTCTTGAAGTTTTCCCAACCATATTTTTGTATGGCTCTATATATCGCTACACACTCGCTGCTACCCTTCTGATGTGCCTTGAAACGTCTTTCCACGTGGTGATATGTTTGTCCTATGTAACTCTTTCCTGATGGTGACGTGAGGATATAGATGTAACCCATTTATGTTCTCTTGATTTATTACATCACACTTTATATAACACGAAGTGTCAATATGATTTAGTTCGTATCGACAAACCGTACTTTCATACAACGTGAAATAAAAATATACTGTGATGGTATACGATGAACTCGGCTGGAATGATCGCACTGGCTGCCGTCATAGTAGCAATAATCGTTCTGATCGCATCCGGTTTCATGAAAGATCTCATACTCGGCGTCGCTGGATTCGCGCTGTTCGCCTTCGTGGCAATGTACCTTGCATACATCGCAGTATTCCGTAGACTCCCCTGGATGTAAATATCATTTGACCACGAATGTTTACAATTAATTAAAATAGATTCGGATGATTTATTTTAATCTAAAATGCTCGCAGAAATTATTCACACCCTGATGATCCTGTTTGATGATTATCTTTATTACATGTAATCATTGTTTCCATTTCGCGTTGCAAGTATAACAACGTGCGAATACTGTCATGGGCTCGTCGGCTGAACGGGTTTGCATCTCGTAATAGCTCGTCTTCATACTTCCGCATCTGCATTTCAATATTCCATCTGGCATGAGCTTCGGGTCCATCGCCGACGCATCCGTGAAGCGAAGTGCCTTACGAGCCGCGTCCTCGAAAGCTTTCGCCCATTTTTCCGGCCATAGTTCGTGCGGCTTTGCATTCACAAACGCCTTGAGGGTAGGGTCTAGAACCATGTATTTCTCGAGGACCTCTGGGCGTTCTCGTGCGATGTACCTAACCCCTAGCACCTTCTGGGTGTATGCATATCTAAACGCCGAATTATCCCAATTCAGTGGTTGTTCTTTTCTCTTGCAGAACATCACCGCGTGATTCCACGTCGCCTTCTCGAGAAGCCTGGCGATGTCTGGATCCCCGACGATTTCTTTTAGCATCTCTGTAGACTTTGCTCTAATATCAGCCGGTGCAGATACCGGGTTGTAGAATGTCCTCTGAACCATTTGTATACTTTTACACATTATGTATAAATAATTAACATGTCGATATACACTAAATAGAAAGTGTCATATCTCCGGAAGCTTTCGCAGCCGCCAGGTCGCTTAATTCGCGCCAGTCGTATATGATGTCGCTTTCGGCGCGATACTTTGTCATGCGGATGTCGAGGATGTGCTTGATGGTGGTAGAATCAATCAAGTTCATAACGTTTTCAAATGTTTGTTTAGTTGACACATCGTTTGCGGAGTCATAAGCCAGGGGAACTGAGGGAGGATTATCCTTTTTAAACTCGACTACATCCGTATCGTGGAACAAAGCAGGAATACGGCCGTCTTTATATGTATTAAGTTCGAGCCTTCGATACCCCAACTTTTCATCGACGGGGGTCGTGAAACTGATAATCATGTATCTGCGGTACTCATGAACTCCAAAATTTGTGTCGAGCAAGAATGTCCGAACAATATCCTTGAAATTGGGTTGAAGAGATTGGAGGGCTTTGTCAAATCCACTCATTCTATATAATCTTTTCTTACGACATTGCTAAATTATTAAAATGACATTTATATCGACAAAGTAACATGTTTAAGACAATCGTGATACAAAGACGCCATAGTTGAAATGTCAACCCCGAAGGAAGATAATTTTAGGATGCCCGGCGAGTTCGAACCCCATGCCCTAACGTGGATGGCATTTCCCCACAGGAATGACAACTGGCGAAACAACGCTAAGGATGCTCAAAAAGCAATATGCAATCTTGCCAACTTAGTGAGTAAGTTCGAGAAAGTCATCATGATCGTCCCACGAAGGTGTATGAGAGCCGCGCTTTCGAATGTGGATGAAACCGTGAGCATCGTGGTCGGAGAAACGGATGATGCATGGGTGCGGGACACCGGTGCCACGTTCGTGACAAACGGGAAAGAAATCCGAGGGGTGTCGTGGGGGTTCAATGCATGGGGTGGAGTTGTAAATGGTCTGTATTCATCGTGGAAGAACGATGAAAAGGTCGCTGATTTCATGTGCAAAATTCAAGGAGTTTCGGTGTACAAGCCTTCCTTTATTCTAGAAGGAGGGTCTATTCATGTTGACGGAGAAGGTACATGCATGACCACCGTGGAATGTCTTCTCGATGAGGGCAGGAACTCTCATTTCACAGGGGCGGAGCTCGAAGAAAATCTGAAGAAATATCTAAATATTGAAAAGATAATTTGGCTCGAGCACGGCATTATTGATGACGAAACCAACGGGCATATTGACAACATGGCGGCTTTTGCACGGGCTGGCGAAATCATGCTCGCGTGGACAGACGACAAAGAACATCCTCAATATAAACGTTCAAAGGCGGCGTACGATCACCTGATCAATATAAAAGACGCGAAAGGCCGTAAGCTAATTGTCCACAGGATGCACATCCCGAGGGATATGTTTATAACTGAGGAAGAAGCCAATGGGGTGGTGAACTCTGGAGAAGCAGTTGCTCGCATAGCTGGCGATCGTCTGGCAGCGTCGTACGTAAACTTCATTATGCCGAACGGAGCAATCATCTTCCCAACATTTGGCGATGAAAAATACGACAAATTGGCGGAAGAACAATTCAAGCGAATCTTCCCGGAACGAAAAGTTATCGGATTCTATTCTCGTGAACTTCTACTCGGGGGTGGAAACCTCCATTGTTTGACTCAACAAATGTGCCTGCAATAGAAAACATTAATTAAAATATTACATATATGTAAATATGAATAAGAATAATTCGAACAACATTCCTCGATCATTCGACGGGTCGTTGGCAAAACTCGTGAAAGGCGGACTTCCACTGTCTGGCAGTGAGGAACCTTTCACGAATTATGTATATGGAGGTGATAGATGGGGAAAAAGGAACAATAATTGTTATGGTTTTGCGATAGACTTTTTCAAAGCAACAGAAAACAGAAAGCTGCAGCCAGGGGAACTCTCAAAGACTCTTAAGCCTTACGATGACCTGACATCACCCAAAGTTCTGAAAGAAAGAACCATTGCGGACCTGGGCACCAAGAAAAACGGAGGATATGTATCATCTCCATGTGTCAAGTGCAAGAAAAATTATTATAAAATTATGGCATTCGTAGACCCAGGAAACGACTATCATTGGTATCGCCAGATGGGAGATGTTCTCATCGAGAGCGACGGTCAAAAGAACGTGAATTCTCTTGCCAAAAATATTGGTGTTAACAAAACCCAACTGAATTCCCCGACGAACAAACCCGCTAAAGGAGATCCTATCCTGATAAAAGCCGCAGGGTTATGGAGTCATAAACGCGGATTGTCTGAACTGACAGTTCTAGATGCATCTGGAAAGTTTATTAAAGACCCTCGTGACGCAAACCG